AAGACAATCTTCTCCATCCGTTGTAATCCCAACGTAAGTTCCAAGCCGCTCCTTTTCTCAAGTCACGTAAGATCTCACGGTCAATCTCAGCTGCAACTTGCTCAGATAACAATGCAGTTAACTCAGCTTCAGCGTCGATGTTATGGAATGCTGCAACGTCTTGAGCTAACTCAGGAGACCATTGTGCTCTTAGTTTTCTTTCAGTTACAGAAACAGTTACTGATTCTAAATCGAAAGAAACCTCACCGATTTTATCTTCAAACTCTAAGTTTTTGTATCTTCTGTAAACCGCAGTGAAAGATCCTACTTCGTCAATTGCCGTTAAAGTTGTTCCTGTGTATCCGTCTAATGTAGTACCACAAGTAGCACATACAGGACAAGATAAGTCAACTTCTAAATATATACAACCTTCTGAGTCACATATGTCATAGAAAGAACCACCGTTTCCACCTGTACTATTTGAAGAACTTGGGAAAACAGTTTGTGTTTGTTGACCATATTTAACAATTCCTTTACCGTAGATTTGAGTAACAACTCTAAACAATAATGGACCAGTACCTAAAGTACAAGGTGATGTTTCAGATGCAGTTAAACCTGTATCAGCAATGATTTTAAGGTCAGATAAGAAAGTTTCAGTATCTATCTCGTTACCATCAGGTCCGATTAATTTACCTTCACCAGCTCTGTTAAAGTCACATAGACTGATAATAACTTTTCTTGTACCTGTTGTTGCAGTATACAATGGGTTATTATCACCTGCGTCCTCTAATTGACCAGTTGTTGGACTCCAAATTTGTACAGTTGTATCTGCAGTAACTGCAGTCCATTGACCTTTAGAGTAATCAAACAATCCTGGAGGATCTAAAGCTGCTTCACCACCTTCGTAGAATAAATCGTAAAGGTTTTTAGCGTAAGCGTTACCTTCTGATCCACCTGGATATCCTGCGTTTTCATCTGCAGTTGGTCCGTTAGGTGCTCCAATTGGTGCGAAGTGTGTTCCACCATTTGCGTCAGATGCACTTGTGTATCCTTGGATACGAGGTACAAAGAAGAACAATTTACCAATTGGTAAGTTCATTGCTTGTACAGAAACGATATCGTTAGCCAACAATTTAGAGAAAACTCTTCTTACGATAGGGAAAACAACTGTTTCGAATGCTCCGTTAGAACCTTCAGAAGTTGCTTCGTTAATCAAGAAAGAAGCTTGGTTTTCATACAACTGTGCTACGTTTTCTTTTAGGTGACCTTTAAGGCCTTCAAGGAATCCTAATTTATCCCATTTGTTAATAGTATCTTCTTTGATAACTTTAAGGTGTTTTAACCCAATGTTACCAACAAGACCTGATTCTAATAATGCTCCCATTTTTTTGGTTTTTTATTTTAGTTTATTTATTTTTTATTTTATTTTTCCCATTAAATCTTTCATTCTCAAGAACTGAGGATTCTCATAAGTTTTAGATTCAATCAAATTAACGGCTGATCCTGATACAGGAGTTTTAGTAACCGATTTTTCAAATGATTCGTTGATAGAGTTTTCCTTAGTTGTTTCAGATGAGAATTCATCTTTTAATGTTTTATAGAGACTTTTAGATTCTTTAAGAGTTTCAACATTGTCAAATCTTCTAAGAATATTTATTTTCTCTTGTTTTGTCGTTGAATGTTCTGTAAACAGTCTAGTTGCGTAAGCCAAGTTAGAGTTGAATATCGCCACTTCATTTAATTTAGTTCTGAAAAGATTCAAAGCCTTTCTGTACTCTTCATTTTTAGACTTAAGTAATTCTACTTCAGTTTCACTAATATGTTGAGGAGCCGCTTTTGGTTTTGGTAAACCTTTTCTTCCAAATTTTCTACCCGCACCTAATGTACGTGAAGCTTCTGTGGTTTCTTTTCTCTTTTTGATTGGTCTGTATTCACCATCTAAATTTTCACCATCTTTATAAGTGAATTTTTTAGCACTTCCTGTATTGATCATTTTTTTACCTTCTTTTTGTTTGGTAGTTTTATAATCCATAGTTTGTCCGTACGTAAATTTAGGTGAACCCATTCCCATTCCTTTAGCTTTAAATTTAGCTTCCATTACATGGTCCATGTCTTCTCCTTCTTCCATTTCTTCTTTGTCCGATTCTTCTTCATCCATTTCAATTTCATAAAGAACTTCGTCAGTTTCAGTTTCATACATTGGAGTTTCTTCCATTTCACGATGTCTACGACTTCTGTGTCTTGGTTCTTCTTCAAAATCCATTTCTTCTTCGTCTTCAAACTCATCGTTTTCCATGCCATAATCTGACATATCAAAGTCATCCATTTCAATTTCGTACAAAGTTTCGTCCAATGATAAATCTTCTTCTTTATCAAGTTCATCTTGATATTGTTCAGAAAGTTGGATAAAGTAATCGGCTCCTGTTTCAGGATCAGATAATGTAATGTTATTGTTCGCATCTTTCTTTACGATAACTCCATCTTCATCACTCATAGATTTAAAAACTTTAATTACATCTGACATATCTGCTCCAGTCATGTCAATTGCATCATCATCTTCAGAATCCATACTGATATCTTCAACGTCGTCATCTTCCATGTCAACTTCCATATCCATAGGTTCAGCACCTAAGTCTATGTCTTCGACATCATCTTCTTGACCTTCAGGTTCAACAACCTCTTCGGGGTCTTCAACGTCAATCTCTTCTTGTTCTCTAAGAGATTCTTTTACTAATGAGCTGATTTCATCCTTCATGGTAGAAGAAAGTATTCCTTTTGCATTTTCTTTAAGAACTTGTTCCAAATTTTTAATTTGAAATAAAGTGTCTTCAACAACTGATTTTTTGTTCATCTATAGTTTGTTTTACAATATAAATAGTATGTATTTTAAAAAAAATCATTTTTTTCTCACTATAGGGCAAAAAAAATGGGTATAACCAATGTTATACCCATCCTAAGTTTAATTAAATTAAAGATTAATTAATCACCTCGTCAATTTTACTTTCAGTGATTGATGTAATTCTCCAATCCATCGTATAGTGTTCATACACTTTAGTCACCTTCGCTTCAACGTCAGTTGGGGTGTATCCCAATACTAATTTCTCCTCTCTCATTTTTTTTACTTTACCTGATTCACTATCTAATAAATCAGATGTGATTTTAGCCACAAAATACTTTTCTCCTTGTTCCATAGTTTTTTTTATTTATCTAAATAATCGGTTAATCTTTTCATTAAGTCAAGTGATTTGTTACCACTTTCACCAACATTTCTTTCTACTGCTATTTTTTTGTCTTCCTCTAAGTTCTCTTCGTACTTCATTCTATCGTTCTTATCTTGGAAAAGGTAAGCTCCAGGTGTAGATGGTGAAGATACTAAGTCAAAACAGATAAGTTCAAAATCGTCTTGTACTTCGTTTTGTTCCCCAATCTTTTTAAGTGATCCTACACCACGAGATGATATACCTAAAGTAACTCCCTGACGTAAGTAGTTTGCTGCCAAATCTCCCTTAGTAGAAACAACCCCTCTTTCATGAAATCCAGGGCTTGTCAACAATTTAAGTTTACCTAACAATACAGGACCATCCCACCATATATCAGTGATTATATGTGATACACGATCTAAATCAATTAAAGAAGACTCAGGGTGGTTTAATTCAGATAATGAGGTTCCTTTCTCAATCAACTTTCTATAATTTTCTGCCTCTCTCTTTAAGATCTTCTCAGGGTATAATCTACCATTTCTGTTAGGTGTATTATATTTTTGTAAAACTGCGTAAAATTCAAATGGTTTTGAATGGTCTAAATGATTTGATGATTCTTTTAATATCTCGTAGTTACGACCTTCTTTTGGGTTAATATATCCCGCATCGTATTCAATAAGGATTCCTCTACCCGTATCTTTAGGTCCTAAAATTTTATATTCACCCATAATAAGTTTTAGTTATAAATATTAGGTCGTTTCTGTTTTTATCTTAATAGTTTTAGAATTACCATTTTTTGTTAAATAAAATTTAAAGTTTGGGTTACTAACTAACACATCTGAATAGATTTCTTTTACTAATAATTTAAGTGTTTTTTTTAATTTTAAGGATTTGAAATCTATTGGTTCATTTAGGAATAGGTTAATTTCTAAATTCATGAACGATTTCTTTTTGAGGTGTAGACCGCTTGTTCTAAGATCTAAGTCTACTATAAATTTATTGTCAAACATTGTCTTATCTAATTTGTGATGGACGGTATGTTTAATTGATCTGCTCATATTAAGGACAACTCTTGTCCAATTTTCAGAGTCTTTTTTTGGTTCAACCCAAGTTTGGATATTTAGGTAAAGTGATTTAAATTCTTTGGAGTCTACGGTGCCATAGACTATCTTTGATGTCCTAAAACCATTGATTTTTTCGGTTTTGCCTTTTTTCATAAATTTTCTTCATACTGATATGGTTTATTTTAAATAATAATAACTGATTTTGGGGTATATATCAAATAAAAAAATCACTAAAAAAAAAATCTGTCCTTAAGAGACAGATTTTAAGTAAAAATATTTACTAACAAAAACAAATTCCTAATAATTAAAGATTTTCATTTAATTGTTTTAGTTTAAAATAATTTAATTTGTCGTAATTTTCTGTTTGTAATTTTTCAATTGTTTCGTTGATTTTTCCACTAGTTTCAGAATCTTCATTTTCCGTTAATAAACCCTCCAATTTTTCAATTACATCTTCTTTAAGAAAATTATATTTTTGATTAAGTTTTTCATCGGGAGTACTCAGTAAAACATTAAGTTGTTTTCTTTCACTTTCGTTTAAACTATCAATATGTGTTTTAATTGTATTGTTTGCCACTTCAACCATAGATTTTAATGGAACTTCAATAACATCCTTTTCTTTTATTGTATTTTTTTTGAGGTTTTCAGAAATAGTTTTTTTACTTTTTAATTTTTCCTCTAAAGTGGATGCTTCATTTGAGAATAAATTATCAATATCTCGGTATCTGTTTTCTGTTACAATATGACCAACCCAAGAATTTAAATCTTTAATGTCTGATTTCTCAACCTTAGAAATAGTATTCTCAAATAGTATAATACTTTCGTTAATATACTCATTTACAAAAGATTCATTTAATCCTTTGTTTTTACTAAGTTCATCATATAAGAAATAAAGTGTACTTAAAGATTTGTTTTTTAACACAAGTTCTTCAAAAACAAACATATCTCGTTTTAAACCATTTTTTCTGTATGATTCTACCAAACAATTCTCAATTTTTGATTTTAATAACCCAAATTTCATAATTTTTTTTTATTATAAATATCAATCATTTAGTAATTTGTTTAACTGTTCTTCCATAGAACCTAAAGAATTTCTACCTTTTGATAAATCAAGGTATTTTTCACCTAATATATCATCATTTTCCAATAATATATTTAAGTTATCT